ACTACTGCGGCACTTAAAGGTTTAGCGGCTGGAGCTTTTTTTGCGCTTTTTTTTCTTGGAGCCATCTTGATTAGTTCGTGATTTAGATACAGCTTTAATGTCTATAAACTCTCCTCTCTTATATGCTGCGGATGTCCGCTTAATTTCTGCTGCTTTTGCACTTTTGTTTTTAGCACCACTAAGATATTTCTTAGCGACACCAGTCTTTTTATCCTTCGCTACTTTTCTAAACTTTCTTTTTTTCACTTCTTTTTAACTTTTTTTACTTTTACTTTTTTGGTTTTCTTGGGTGTTCCGTACATAGTAAGAAGTGCAACTGGTTTTATTTTACTTCTTTTTACGTTTTTTAGCACTTGATAAAGCTATTGCTTGAGCTTGTTTTAATGTCTTGCCCTCTTTCATCAGCAAACGTATGTTGCCAGAGATAGTCTTTTGTGACTTACCTTTCTTTAGTGGCATTAGTCTGCAAAGTATTTATCTACTAAATTTAAATCTTTTTTATCTTTTGCAGCCGCATATAAGACCTCTACAAGTTCACCTATCAAATCTTTATCCTCTCCTTTTGCTTCATTAAATAAAGACAACAGCTTTCTAGGAGCGTCCCTTGACTCAGGAAAACTCCCAGCTATTTTTACCGCTTGTTCTCTCAATTCCATTTGTCAACAATTTTTAGCGAAGCATCAAGAGTTTCCTCTATCCATTTATAGGCAGAGGGTGAAGCTTTCTTCAATTCTACAGGAGCAAATATAAATTGCACAAATGTTTCTGCAAATCTTTCCAAGTGATTTGATGTTCCATACTCACTAGGACTCCAATCATAAGAGCTTAACTTATTTGAATTATTAGTAAAATGAACTTGATGGCCCATTTCATGTACATAAGTCTTTAGCCAACTTGTCGCTTCATTTAATCTACCCTTACCATGTGCTGACCAGTATAGGTTTTGGGTTTTAGGGTCATGATTTTTTGCATGATTTATTGCATCTTTAACATCATCTTGCATTTGTTTTAAACTTTTGATTGCTCTTTGTTTACTTTTAGCTTTTATGACAATATGATTAGCACCTTGCATAGTCATTCCGTTCATTCTTCGTCTATTTTTACCTTGTGCAGTAATAAAATGTTTTACCTCTGCTGAAGCAAATCCTGTTTGTCCTTCTCCATAGACATATTTATCAATAGTTCTGTAATTATCTAAAAAGCTTAAATTATTTGGTTGTCTTTCATTTTTTAAGCCTTTTTGTATGCTTTTCCTAAACTGTGGATTATCAAGAAAATAAGCTGATTTTTGTCTTTCAAAAGTTATACTTCCTTCTCTTCCATTAGACCAATTACAAAATACTTGTTTCTTTTCTATAAACTGTCTTAATTTTCTTGAATTTTCCCCTGCAAGTCCTTCCATTTCGTCCATCAAATCTAAAGCCTTATTTACATCAGTAGCTTTAATCTTCCCAGTAGGTGCAACACCCTGTAGCTGTGCAATAGTTGGCTGTAATGGGTCTCTTGCTTTTAACGCTTTGAGTTCTGCCTTTGCTTTTCTTTCAGCAGCCCTAGCAGCTTTAGCTAACTCCTCAAGCTTATCTTGATTAGTAATAGTAACAGTCGGTTTAGTTACAGACTTGGGTTTTGGTATCTTGATTGTTATATCACTAGGCTTGCCATACAATCTCTCCAAGTCCTTCAGACTTCTTTCGCTTCCATCTTCCCTAACCATTTTTCTGATAGCCTTCTGTCCTGACCCTTCCTTCTTTGCCAAGCGTTCAAAATATCTTACCTTCTGTTCATTACCCAAAGTCTTGACCTTTAGTTTCTTGTCTTGCCCCAAAAGCCAGTCACCATACTGAGTGTCCTGTGGGACTCTACCAGTTCCCTCTCCTGTAGGTCGGGTTACAACTTTGCCTTTGGGTGGCGGTGTTAGATCCTCAAATCCTTTTTGTTTCTTCAACCCTGCATAATCAACAACAGGAACAGTAGTAGATCTACAGTTGAAATGCTGTGGTGGTGTAGGGCCTTTATTATACTCAAACTTTCTACCATCAAGCCTTTTACATATTGGACTGGTTCTTGAATCAAGCGTTGCCACATATTCATACTTAGGTGCAACCTTACTGTTAGCTGCATAAACAGCCTGTGATGCTTGGTTCTGGACTTGGTTTACAGATGTTCTAACAATAGTTTGTATTTGATGATTTGCCAGTTTTGTCATTTCACCACCAGCTTGTGCAATCTGTCTGACACTTCCTCTCTGTCCAAACTCCAGCCTTCCTATCATTCGGCTTGCTATCTGCTGTGTTGACTCTCCACTAAATACACCCTGTCTGATAGTCCTAGCCAAGCCTTCCTGTTGTCTTGTTGCTATACCTCTAAATGCTTTCTCTACTGTTTCTCCATTTGGTAAAGTCTGCATTGCTCCTTGTCTTGCAGTAAGTTCAAACTTTCCAGAGCCAAACTTCTTAAAATCATCTTCTGTAAATTGCTTGCTTGTAAATATGTTTACCTTTGTAGGATCTGTTGTGACAAAAGACTCCGCATATTTTGGGCTTATTGCTACTGAGTTGATGGGGATATTTCCTGATTTTACAGCTTTTTTCAGTTCGCTTTCAATAAATCCAGCCTGTACTTTTGCCAAACCTTCTATCTCTTTTATCATCTTCTTTGATGAAGCTCTCGACCATTTATCCAGACTACTTTTTGACTGAGCTATGATTGCCCTTAGTCTTTTCTTGGTTTGCGGTGCTATGACTACACCCTCTCCAGCCTTTGCTTGTCTGATATTTATTGCATTGAGCTTTCTTGCTGCAAGTAAAATAACGTCATTGTAAGTTCTAACTAAATCAACTGATACGGCATTACTGTATCTATTTATATCAATAGTTTCCCTAAAAAATACCTCTGGAATACTCATTTATCATTCTTCTCCCTCTTCCTCCTCCTCTTCTGGTTCTTCGTCAGGTTCTTCTGGTGGTTCTACTTCTGTCAAACCTCCCTGCTGTGTACTTTCCATTTCTTCCTCAATATCAAAATCATCACCAAGAATCTCACCAGCAGATAATTGATTTAATAATGTTTCCTGTGAGATAGTGCCAGCAGTAAATAATTGCAAATAGGCTTGAATTTCCTGTGGTTCTAGTCTTGCTGTAACAAAATCTCTATTTACAAAGCTGCTACCAGCGTTAGGTTCATTTAGATATTCACTATGAAACTTCAGGCAATTATCAATTAAGTCTTGCATCTGTTGGGCAACAACCATCATTGTGCTGTCATTCTGTGATCTATCAATTCTTTTTGCTTCAGCAGTTTCACCAACAAGCTTTTGACCAAGAACAGCAGCAAGTGACAAAGTATTTATTTGCTTTTCAATATCCTCCAACCTTTTAAACTGTGCATTATAACTATCTGCTGCTGGTGATACATATTCCATTCTTGACTCAGGTGGTAAAGATAAGGCTTCATTTGGGCCTGTTGTTATCTCATCACTATTAGGAAAACCAAAAACAACCAAGTTAGGAACAGCACTAATATGTAAAATATTATCCAAGTCTGACTGGATCTGATAATGCTTAAGGTTTAGCTCAGCAATATCATACAAGGGGCTGCGGCTTTCAAAGAAACCAACCCTGTTGGAATATGACACAGCAAAAGGAATCTTGTCTTTGAGGCTCATGTCACCCTCTTCAAATAATTTATATTCACTCTTCTTTTCATCCCTTCTATGGATTTCATAACGACCACGCTCTAAAACTCTTACTTGAGTAATATTCTTTTCTCCATATTTACCATCAGGCTCAACAACATTTTCTAACAATCGAACCTGCGTGAGTTGTCTTACACCATCTATGATCTCAGTCCTCCAGCCTAAAATATCTGATGGCTTGTATGTCACCCAGTATGGCCTTGCCTTCTCGCCTTCCTTTGGTGCATCTACAAGTACACCACAATGCCCGAATGATATTACTGTTCTTGCAGTTTGATACAACCACACATTCAGATCATTTTGCTCTAAATCCACATCAAAAAGCTGCTCCCTGACTAAATCAGATATATTATCTAATCTAATTGGTTTTCTTACTAGCATCCCTGCAAGCATTTTTTCTATTCTTTGCATATAAGGAACAACAGTACTTCTGTTTAATCTTGAATCATAGCTTTCTGTGCTTTCTCTAGGTTCTGGAAATAAATATTTTCTATGCTTGCTTTTAATCTTGTATGATCCTTCTTTTAAATCTTCTATTAAAGGCCAAAACACAGCCATACGTTGATAGGCTGCGTTTGGTGACTCTACAGTGTTAGGCTTTATTGCTAGTTGCTGGTCGTAAATATTTAGTGAGCTATACACAGTTTTGCCTCAATAATACCATGATCTTAATATATTCTAATTCCCGTAGGTTTGCCCGCCCTAGCAAATAATGGATTGAACTCACGCCATATTAAATACCCAAGAGCATCAGCCATATGGTCATAGCCAGATTCTTTGTCTGGTTCTCCTTTTTCGTTATATGACTGAAGTTCCATTGATTCAATTAGCTTTCTGCAACTGGCATGGATTTGTAAACGGCTTTCCCCTTTGCCGTTACATAATAAAGCCTGTACGGAAGCGACCCTATCTCTGACTGGCGGGTTACTGCGGGGGCTTTGATTGCTGAAACCATATCCAGCCAGTATTTCAATGTCTGTCTGACTCGCATTTGTACTTCTGTTCCCTCCACTAGCATCTGGGTAAATATATATCTTGTTCATAGGGTATCTTGAAACTATGGTTTGTGCCAAAGAATCTGTATCGTGAACCCCTGATATTTCGTCAAATATTAACAATTTTTGATTTTGGACAATACCAATTACAGCATTAGTGTTCTGAATATTAAAGTCGATTCCGATTCTTAGCGGTTCAAGGCCAATCTCAGGCATAACATTAGTAACATTTTGCTCTCTGGAAAACCTAGAATAGACCATTCCTGTAGTTAAATTGACAAATTCACCGTTGAGATAAGCGGCCAACATTGATGGATCATAGTTTGCCTTCATACGTTCAATGAAGTCACTAGGCAAATGTGGATTGTCTTGAGTCCTCATCTTGATTAGTTGCCTATCGGTTCTCTCCTTTGCATCATCTGTGCCGAATGTTTGATATAGCCATCTAAATCCCTCTGGTGTACTAGCTGCACAAAACTGGCGAACATTACCAGCCCTGAGTCTTCCAAGTATCTTTGGGAAAGCCTTCTCACAAATGGTCGGACTGACAACATCTATTTCATCAGCTAAACAAAAAGCTAAGTTTAAACCAATAATTCTGCTCCAGTTCTCGAATGACCTACATAACAGCTTGCAATCTCCCTCTTTTAAATGGATCACATACTCTGGAAGCGGACTAGCTCTGAAGCTATAAGGTATTTCGTAATGCTCAAGGAACTGATCGAAGTCTGTCTGCCAGATGTCTCTGATTAATGGGCCAGTAGGTTCTAGGATTGCACCAATATATCCGATATTCTGTGCCGCCAGTTTTAAGGCCATTGCACAAAGAGATCTAGTTTTACCAGCACCATAGCCAGCAGATAAGCCAACAATCTCTGTTTGGTTGTCAAAGAATAGCTGTTGCTGTGGATGTAAGTCGTTTCTAATCCTAGTAAGTAGCTCAGTAGTATCTATATCGGTATAATGACTACCTATGTGATCTAATACAGAACCTTCTCTGGAAAGTATGCTCAAGACATCACCTGACCGACCTTAGCCATTGAATTTATGCAGCCTAAAGCCACTGTTAGCTGTCCTGATTTTCTTGCCTCTTTTGCTAATGATGCATATTGTGCTAACACTTCAGCCGTAAATTGTCTGCGGTCAATATCAAAGTCTTGCTTTAAGATCGCTGTAGCCTCTTGAATATATCTATCTATAGATCTTTGACTAACACCCCATTTGGTTGATGCAAATTGACTTATTTCTGATCTAACAGTGCCAACAGACAAAAGGTTAGCCACTTTGTTGACTCTAAACTCATGCTCATTCTTGCTAGTTCTTCCGTTAGCCACTATGGAAATATGGTTTTTAATATTCTAAATGTAGCGTCAATCGTTAGTTTTTGTCGATTTTCGTTGTATTTAAAGTGTATTTTCGTTCTTGCCAGCATCTGCAATCAGCAAGCATTTTTGCAAGAGCAGTTAAAGCGGACAAATCATAACTTGCTAAGAAGATGTGACAAGACTCTTGCTCTGGTGGCTCACAATTCACTAAAACTTCATTTTCTGGAAAGTCTTTATAGCCCCAAAAATTACCAGTTGCCAAATGAATTGGAGTGTTAACAAAAGCAGTTTTAATTGTTTCAGCACCAATTTCACTTAATTCAAGGCTGAATGGAATAGGTACACCATCTAAACCATCAAATACCATAAGATATTTTTTTGATTCTTCATCAAACCAAATTTCGTGTTTTGGATATTGAGGTTTTTTAATCATGTTTTTTAATTTTTTCTTGTTTTTCCCAAAATTTGATAAGAGTTTTTAATTCATGTATTCTTAACTGTGCTGCTTTTATTTTGTTTTCTGTCAGATGCCTTATGGATTTAGTCATTTTTTTTAAATAAAAAGTCTCTTAATTCATCTGAAATTAGTTCCTCATTTGTAATGTCAAACCATTTATCCTCACCTTCATCGTACCAATATTCAAAAGTTTGGTTTGTTTCTTGAAACCAGAAAATCATCCCATTATAAGGATTTTTAGGAAATTTAATCATTGTCATTACCACCCCTTTGGATGACCACTGTGTAATTGAATTGTGTAATCTTTAAGATCTTCTATAGTCATACCAATTAATTTGTCTGTATTCCATTTTCCATCTTCAAAAGGTATTAATTGAACACTGACTTCATGCAATTCAGTCCATTCCCACTTATTTTTGGGGTTTTCAAAAAAACCATCAAATTCAATAGAAAAATTATAAATACGATATTGAACCTCTTTTTCTACTCCACCCACTTTTATGCATTTATAAACATATGCACCTTTTAAGGCATCAAGTGGTAAAGAAGATTCTGGATCTAGTTTCATAATGATTTCATAGTAAAGTTTGCAAGTTTGTCTTTAACTTCTTGTATTTCTGGAGAACAGTTTATAAGATTTTTTTCTGGATTTTTTTTGTGTTGATTCATAACTTTATTCATAAACTTTGCAGTTTTAGACCAACCTTCTT